CTCGCCTTTTTCAAATTTGCCAGCACAATTTTCTGCCATGGGATAATATTGTTATTGTGGATGAACTTCCGGCTCCTCCCGATGATCGTGGTTCGGGTGGGTTTGGATCTACTGGTTAGCGTCTGCGTCCACCGACAACCGGAGTATCCCCTAGTTGTCTGATAAGAGATCCAACATAATTGTGTAATTCAATGTATTCACGATCACGATCGCGTGCTTCTACGCTAATATTGCCAACGATTTCTACCAACTTATCAACATAAGAATCTATAACTTCAGCAACCTGGTTTTTATGAGTCTTATTCATTTCTTCACTTAGTTCTGACTCAAGCAATGTTTTCATTTTATTAAGAATCACCTTTGCTTGTGTCAACTCCTGAGTAAACGTTGATGCTCCACCTCGCTTACGAGTCCGTCTAGTCCTCTTCATTTATTTAACCAGCGGATAAATAAGTACTAATGAAATTGCATCGTGAATAACAGCGCCCCAATAAGCACTATACCATGTTGTTCCGAGTCCAAGTATCATGAACAAAATTACGACTAACGAACGCAGAAAAGTGTTGATTAGCGCATTTGAAGTTGGGATCAACCAAATATTCATTTAGTATTAATATAAGAAATGGTTGTATACACTGGCAAGATATATAACCATATAATCAAACCTAGCGATGCGATTGCATTGAGCTTGAACATAGTAATTTTGGCTATATTCTACTGCTTTGTAGGGTGTTTACTTTCGTATGTACTGTATTACTTTTTTGATGAATACAATCCGAAGGATAAACTTGGACTCGAATGGGAAGAAAGATCTGTGTATTATCAACTTGGAGACGTATCTCTTGGAATTGGAATTATTGCCCTTGTATCATTCTGGCTGGTGTTTGTACTCAACACATCAGCTCCAATCATTCCAGTTCCTCAATATATGGCCTCATTTGTAGACACTTACACAACAGGTATGTTTTTCATGTATTCTGTTTTCATTTTCATGACGGATTTGACATCGAAGCTCAAATACTTGTTTCAAACCTATTTGGAAGCCAATTTTGATGCTATATTCCCCAATAAAGGCTCACTGCTGGATATGAACTTGCACTATGAATAGTCGGGGTCGGCGTAAGAAAAATAATTTCTCGCAGTAGAACATAAACAAAAATGGGTGGCGGTCTTATGCAGCTCGTCTCTTACGGCGCGCAGGATATCTACATCTCAGGTAACCCCCAGATCACCTTCTGGAAGGTCCTCTACAAGCGCCATACCAACTTCGCTGTGGAGTCCATTGAAGTCACCTTCAACGGTCAGGCCGACTTCAACAAGCGTGTGACGGCCATCATCAATCGTAACGCCGATCTGATGTACAAGACGTACATCCAGGTTGTGCTGCCCCAGATTACGCTGTCGACGACGGTGGCGAATTCTTCTCTCGGAGTTTCAGCGCAGACCCAGGGCTTTCGCTGGCTCAACTTTATCGGTCACCGCCTCATCAAGCAGGTGGAGATTGAGATCGGTGGCCAGCGCATTGATCGCCAGTATGGTGACTGGATGCAGATCTGGACCCAGCTCTCTACGGAGGCGGGTACGGTTCGTGCGCTAGAGTCGCTGATTGGCAACACCCACGACCTAGTTCTTATGAAGCGCGCGACGGGTATCGGGCTGGATGCCACCTGCACGTCAACCGAGACGACGGTATCGTGCATCCCTCGCGCCGGAACCCCTGCCAAGACGCTGTACATTCCTCTCCAGTTCTGGTTCTGCCGCAACCCTGGTCTAGCCATCCCCTTGATTGCGCTCCAGTACCACGAGGTCCGCATCAATGTGGACTTCGAGACGTGGCAGAACTGTCAGTATGCGGAGCGTACCCTCGGTGGAGCCTTTCAGCCTCCCGCCCAGTCGCTAGCCGCCGCGTCGCTGTATGTTGACTACGTGTACCTCGACACTGAGGAGCGCCGCCGCTTCGCCCAGCAGAGCCACGAGTACCTCATCGAGCAGGTGCAGTACACTGGCGCTGAGAGCATCACGTCCAGCTCAAACAAGATCCAGCTGAACTTCAATCACCCCGTGAAGGAGCTCCAGTGGGTCGTCCAGCGCGACTCGTTCGTCGACTGCTCTGCGCCTCAGTGGGTCGCGACGGTTGGTGGCCCCCAGCCTTTCAACTACTCGGATGACTTCAGCACGGATGGTCTGATTGTGTCTCTGCTTGCCCAGGCCCAGCAAAACGGAGCTGCTACGGCAGTTGCCAGCGATGCGGCCAACTCGACCGCGGATATTACTGTGGGGCTCGGGCAGGGCGTGAGTCAGAATTCCAGTATGTATGGTGCAGATAACGTCGACTACCTTGGCAATTCGGAGTTCGAGTCGGGTGTTAACTACCTGCTCGCCAAGGTCATCCTCGACTCCGGTATTCGTTGCGAGGGCAAGAACCCGATTGAAGTCGCCAAGCTCCAGCTCAACGGCCAGGACCGTTTCACTGAGCGCGAGGGCTCTTACTTCGACAAGGTGCAGCCCTTCCAGCACCACACCCGCACGCCTTCAACGGGTATCAACGTGTACTCGTTCGCCCTGCGCCCCGAGGAGCACCAGCCTTCAGGCACGTGCAACTTCTCGCGCATTGACAAGGCGACGCTCCAGCTGACTGTGTCCATCAACACGGTTACCGGCCAGCGCACTGCCCAGGTCCGCGTGTATGCGCTCAACTACAACGTGCTCCGCGTGATGAGTGGCATGGGTGGTCTAGCGTACAGCAACTAAGCAACTTAGATCTTAAATTTAAAAGATAAATAGGGTTAGATTAACCCACAATTGCGCTTGGATACCCAATTTCAATTGTATATGATCTTATAAATGCATCCCGAAGCACGAGACTTTACTTTATTTGTCAAGTCTCAATTCCCAGAATTTTTTGTTAATAAAAAAGTTCTAGATGTTGGATCTGGGGATATAAACGGTAATAATCGGTTTTTATTTGATAACTGCGAATATCATGGAAATGATGTATTCCCGGCTAATAATGTTACTATTGTATCAAAGACATCGGCACTGCCTTTTGGTCCTGAAACATTTGATACAATTATTAGTACAGAATGCTTTGAGCATGATCCAGAGTATGCTGAATCTTTTCAGAAAATACTAAGTATGTTGAAACCAGGCGGATTATTTTTATTCACGTGTGCATCAACAGGTCGTTGGGAGCACGGGACCCGTAGGACTTCACCACAAGATTCGTATGGAACTATTGGAAATGTAGAGGGATGGACAGACTACTATAAAAATCTTACATTTGATGACCTAAAAAATAGTATTGATATAAATGCGTTAAGTCATTATGAACACTACTATCATCCACAAGCCTGTGATTTATATTTTTGGGGAATTAAGAAAGGTGGGGATAGTGTATATAATGTAAAGACATATGCCGATTATTTAACTTCATCAAATATTACGCCACATTATGCTTGGGGTTTTCATAAAAACACATGAATTATATAATACAATGGACATCCACATGAATAAATATGATATTCAAATGTTTAAAAACTACTTGAAGCACGCTAAAGTCTACTTCGAATGGGGGAGTGGTGGGTCTACATGTTACGTAAGTCAACAACCTCACATACAGAAGATATATTCAGTTGAATCTGACTATAATTTTGCTAAGAAACTCCAATACTTACAAAATGTAGATTTCATATATTGTGAAATGGATTAGATAAATCATTGGGGACTTCCGGGAAGAAATGCAACCAACTTACAAAAAATAGCATATAGTGATGCCATATTAAACAAACAGGACGTCAATTTTGTATTAATAGATGGCCGATTCAGAGTTGCATGTGCCCTAAAATGTTTTAACATTATATCAGAAGATACTTATATTGCATTTGACGACTTTTTATCTCGTAGTCAGTATCATATTATTTTAGATTACTATTATATTATAGATAGTCAAAGAAAAAGGCAAGTGGCTAGATTGAGTAAGAGAACCGAGGTAATGGTTATATTGAAAAAGAGAAATGTCCCATCTCCTTCAAGTGAACTCATCTCTAAATATGAAGTTATAGAAGACTAAATTACGTATAGCTTATTTCATCTTTAAATTCCGTGTCACACAATACCATCAGGATTGAATTACGTTCCAAGTTCATAACAATGTAATTATTCGGGGGGAGCATCAGCCCTTTAGTTGATGTGTCAAGGCTAAATGTCTGTTTATTTCCTGTATCTTTGAACGTAGTTTCAATTGCTACCCTTCCATTCAAACACACGATATATTGCCAAGTATTTGTATGACCATGATGCCCGCGAATGTTTTCATCATGATCATTTAATCCGCAAATATAAAAAACACGTTTTATATCGAATCCGGTTGTATCTTTTTCAATAGCAACCAAATAGCCCGGTTTCGCATTTTTCTTTACGTGCAAATCGGTAATGTATGCTTCCATTTACAAGATATCTATATTTAAAACTAATGACTGCAATAAACCCGCTGGGGACTAATTTTAATATTTCGTTTACGAACACCAAGGAATACAATCAGTCATTTTCTAACGAATTTAATCAGCATTTAGATAGTATTCTTCAATCTGGAAGTTATATCTTAGGAAGCAGTGTGACTATGCTGGAAAGTGCACTGAGTTCTTATATTGGATTGCCTTATGCTATTGCAGTTGGATCTGGTACATCTGCACTTGAACTAGCCTTTGAGAGCTTAAATCTATCTTCAACTGATGAAATTATCATTCAAGCAAATGCTTATATTGCATGTGCATTCGGAACGCTTCGGTCTCCTGCAAAGTTGCGTATAATTGATTGTGATACTAATGGGTGTTTTAGTGTATCGAATCTAAAAGAAAGTATAACTCCCAATACGAAAGCAGTTCTAGTTGTTCACTTATATGGAGATGCTTGTGATATGGAGTCTGTTTTTAAGATTTGTAAAAACAATGATATTATGCTGATCGAAGATTGTGCTCAATCGTTTGGTTCGTGCTGGAATAATAAAAAACTAGGATCATTTGGGGACATCTCTTGCCATAGTTTCTATCCCACTAAGAATTTGGGTGCAATTGGAGATGGAGGTGCAATTTTGTGTAAAAGTGAAGTATTAGCAAATAGATTTCGTAAGATGCGTAATTTGGGGTCTACTGAGAAATATATACACTCTATTCTCGGAACAAATTCACGTATGGATGCTCTACAGGCATTATTCCTAACAACAAAGCTACCAGATGTTGATAATGTAATAGCTAAGAAGCGAGAGATTGCAAATTTTACACAACTAACGGATTACCTCATATTTTTAACAATTCTTTGAAAGCATACCATTCTTATCATTTGTACGTAATTTCTGTAGAAAATCGTGACTATGTAATGAAAAATCTTGCCTCAAAAGGAATTGAAACGATAATTCATTATCCCATCCCATTTTATAAGAGCAAAGCTTTTGGTCATTTAAATAATCTTTCATTTCCAAATGCTGAATATCTTGCATCTCGGATTCTATCTATTCCAATACATACCAATCTAACTGAAATGCAACAGCGTTTTATTGTAGATACTCTTTCTAAACGTAATGAATAAATGAAACATATAACGATTCTATCTGATATCAAATATTTCCTATTGGGAGTGACATGTATACGTTCTTTAGATCGTACAACAAGTGTCCCTTTGACTGTTCATTATTATTGTGTTGATATGGATACATTTAATGCATTTAATAAGCTAAATCTAAATACTGAAAAGGTTAATGTCATAGCATATGCGCCCAATGTCATTTTTCAGGTTAAAACAGATAAAAGCATCGCATTGTATACCCTAAAAAATACACATTATATATACTTTTTATGGACACTTGCTTCATATTTTTCAGATTATATAATGCAGAAAATAGATCAATCTGTAACATACATTGATTCAGATATATATTTCCATAAGGACATAAAATTAATATATGATGAGATAGGAGATAAGCATTGTGGTATATTTAAGCATCGTTTTATAGATGAAATAGGTGACATAGAGGGCAATGGTAAATATAATGTCGGCGTTATATATTTTAATAATTCGGTTAAAGGAAAGTATTTATTAGATTGGTGGAGCGATGCAGTACTACATAAAAAGTATCCAAAATATTCGGGTTGCGGGGATCAAAAGTATTTAGAATATTTTACAACATGTTGTGATTCAACTGAGTTATATATAGATGATAATATTGGACATGGAGCACCGTGGGATTGGCAAGTATATGATTTAAGTCGTATCAAAGATGGCACACTCGTATGGAAGAATCAAAATCTTCCGCATGTATTTAGTCATTTTTCTAAATTTGGATTTGACTTTAATGAAGGTGTGTTTAAATATGTATATCCGCCATTAAGATATTCTAATATCAATAATAATCACATTGCATATAAAAATAAGGATCTACTCGAGATACATCGCAAATATTATGAAGAATTAAAAATATCATATAATATGATTACACAATATACAAGTATATCAGCAAGTAATATGTTTACACAGCCTACAATTAAGCCTATAAGATGGGGTCTATCAAAATCGCGGTTGGGATGATTGTATTTGAGGGGGACTATGTTCTGCGTCAGTGCTTAGATCAGTTATACCCACATGTAGATCAAATACTTATTGCAGAAGGTCCTGTGACATTTTGGCAGAAGCTTGGGAAAACTACGTCACAAGACAACACAAATAAAATATTAAACGAATATCCAGATCCAGAAAATAAGCTTGTTGTTGTACACGGACAATTTCGCGAGAAAGATGACCAGTCAAATGCATATACTACATATATTCGCGACGATATAGATTATTTGTGGATGGTGGATTCAGATGAAGTATATAAGACAAATGATATAATTCGACTGAAAGAGTATCTAAGTCAAGAAATGCCTACAAGTGTAGGTGTTCAGAGTTGTACCTTTTATGGCGGATTTAATCATTATTTAACCGGATTTGAACAACTACGTGATAACTTTTTGCGTATTTTCAGATACACGAAGGGCGCGACATGGCTACGTCATCGGCCTCCAACGATTAATTACCCGACAAATATTGAGCGTAAGCATATTACAAGCGATCAATTGTTTAAGGACACTGGAATCCAGATGTATCATTACTCGTATGTATTTCCTGACCAAGTCCACAAAAAGATGAAATATTATGCAACGTTTGTGAAAAATGGAACAATTTTCAATTATTTTAATCATGTATATCTTGCGTGGGTAACCGGAAATGATCTTGATAAACGTTATATTGAGGCGCAAAATCTAGGAGTTCACGAATGGACGCCTTCTAGACGTGGACCATGCTTTACTGCAAAGTTTAACGATGTTCATCCGGAGTCTATTTCAAACTCGTTAACTGAACTAAATAATGTGTTTGCGGAACAGTTATTTAAACACATATAAGTAAAGCAGATTATAACGCATACAATGAACGCAATAAATAACCTAAAAAAACGTATATCTGAACTACCAGATTCTTCTAAACAACAAAATATAGATAATATATGTGATGAAACTATTGAATTATTGGAACAAGTTTATAGGAAACGTCTAGAACATGCATGGGGTGGTACAAATCCAATACCTGAACATTTCGAACACCGAATTGATCAATATCTTTGGAGATATAGAAATTCTTTTTGGGTAGAGCGAGGTGTATTTAATAATATTTGTATAAATGCAAATGCACGCATATTAGAGTTAGCTTGTGGAGATGGTTTTTTTGCACATCATTTTTATTCACATCTAGCAGATTCGATTGAATGTATTGATATCGAACAACAAGCGATTCAGTACGCAAAAAAATATCATTCATTTAGAAATAAAGTTCAGTACTATTGTGAAGATATAATGACTTATATTCCAAAAAATACATATACAAATATTATTTGGGATGCAGCTATTGAGCACTTTTCACCAGAAGATATTCATTCCATACTTAAAAGGTATATCAAATATCTAGAACCGAGCGGCATTCTTAGTGGATATACTTTACAAGAAAAAGAAAGCGGTATTCTACAACATAGCGATCATTTATGTGAAATGAGAAATAAAGAACACCTTGCAAGTTTTTTTACTCCATATTTCAAAAATGTATTAATTCTAGAAACACTTAGTTCTGAAAGAGTGAACTACTATTTTTTTGCATCAAACGGTCCTCTTCCGTTGACACCAGGTTATCAGAATAAATATCTGTTAACATCACGATGATATCATGGATATATAAAACGACATTATAAATAAATGCAAATAAATGTTAATAATTGGAAGTCTGCAACTATTCCCAAATATCAACTTGCTTTGAATCTTCAAGAGCTATCATCGAAATATCCGCCTCATTGGAAGAGTATTCTTGCTATGATTCCGAGTCAGGATCGTATAGTAGATATTGGTTGTGGAGTCGGTTCAATTGCAGGACTACTAGAAAAAGAAGGATTAAATAATTCATACCTAGGTATTGATTTTTCTGAGAATATGGTTCGATGCGCAAGTGAACACTGGAAGAATCGTGAATTTAAAGTTGGAGATGTTATGCATTTAGATGATATTCGAGAAAATGACATTTTATTATGTAATGGATTATTGGATATTATGCCGAATGGTGTAGAGTCACTGAACAAAATTCTAAGTTACAGAGCAAAATATGTATTATTAAGCCGAATAAATATAGGTGTTGCTGAACAACATGGAACATACAAGACTTACGGCACAATTGTCCCTAAATATACCTACTCTAGAAATACATTTTATAATATTATTAATGAATCTAAGTATTTAATCGAAAAGGTAGATAATTCAACGGGTACATATTTATTAAGCGACTTTAGGGGAAATAATCTACGCCAGAATACAAATGCCACACAAGACTCGTAAGATCGGAACTCGTGCACAGGTTATGCACGGAACGGCAGAAAAGACCAAGGGTGGTCTTACCAAGAAGAGTCTGAAATACAATAAATATGGTCGCATTGTTTCGAAACGGAAGAGTGCGAAAGGAGTGAAGGGATTTTAAACGAAGTAATGAATACATAAAAATGCCAGATTATATCGTGGAGGCGAAGACGGTTCAAACTAGTGCAATTCGCACTCTAACAGAGGCACTCAAGTGTATTCTGGTAGAAATGAGCCTGCTTTTCGACAAGGACGGGGTCCGAATGGTTGCAATGGACCAGACTCGCACCGTTCTAGTTCATCTTCGTCTTTACGCAGATAAGTTCGAGAAGTACGAATATAAGAATTCATCCTCTAAGCTTGTTATCGGTATTAACACGGACCATCTTTATCGCATTATTAAGACTGCGAGCAACGATGATACCGTAACCTTTTATATCGACCAAAGTGACCAAAACTCACTCGGTATTCTGCTAGAAGATGGCGATAAGAAGCAGGTTACTCGGTACAAGCTGAACCTTCTTGACCGCGATGAGCCCGATATTCAGCTACCCGATACCGAGTTCTCTACGCACATTACTATGCCTTCTCTGGATTTCCAGAAGATATGTCGCGACATGACGCTACTTGGAGCAAAGGTTACTGAAATTCAGAACGTAAACTCGAGCCTAACATTCAGTTGCAAGGGTCATTTTGCGTCGCGAACGACGATTATGGGAGATAGTGAAAATGAGTTCACAATTCAGAAGAAAGAGAACGATATTGTTACTGGCACGTTTTCATTGCCTCATCTAGTTCTCTTCACGAAGTGTACCAATTTGTGCAACAATCTAGAGATTCACATGAAGAACGGCTGGTTTTTGATGATTCGGTATGTGGTTGCCAATCTGGGCGACATTAAACTATGCCTGATGCCTGTATCCGTGTAAGTGTAAGGAAATTCTAGAAATAAGTCCTAGAATAAGACAAGCCAAAGCAACTGTTTCAGTCACTATAAAATAGTTAGTGAAATCGTTTGTAGGTATATGAAATACATTTTCCACTAGATCATGGAATGGTGATGTATTATTGGTGAACTCCTTCTCTGCAACAACCCAAATACAGACTTTTAAAAATATATGTTGTAGCCAAATAAGGAATATTATAATAACTATAACAAGTTGTAACCAAAAATTAGGGTATATTGTGTGGGAGATAATAACACAAAGCACAAGCAATATAAGTATCATAAAGTGAATGTGTCCTAAAATATATCCAAGCGCCTCGCCTTCAGTAGTTAACCACTTATACAAAAATCGGATGGCGCCCTTTACATGTTCAGTGGATGAATGAATTATCGACTCTTTATCTATTTCGATGGCAATCTTCATTCTTAACTTTACTTACGACGTGATTTATGAGCAGTATACGTAACATCATCTCCAATTTGAAACATGGGGATCTTTGTATTCAAATTGGATCGTTCGTGTACAGCTGATGAAGTATTCCATATCTTAATGATTGAAAATTGACCTTTAGGAGAAACAGTAATCCCTGCAATCGACTCTTTATTCTTTACAAGCAGATCATCTGTTACACAATTAACCATAAGATCGATATATATTTTTTGAATGTTTGAAATGTCTACCTTCTTGGACCACGAACCTCCATTCTCATTTTCAGGGGAATCCCATAGGGGTTTGAATCCCTCTCGCATGAAGAAGAACATTCCACACTCCCACGCATCTTTAGGAATCGCCTCTACGACCGACCAAAACTGCTGGGGCGTAGACAGGTCAGCAATACGAATATATCCGTTCAAGGAATAATCATGGCTCTCGGGGTCATGATACCACAAAATCCAAGAATTTTTGAATCTTGTGGTCTCTGTCCCCATTTTATACTCAGTACTATATTATGTATGTTTAAAACGGAATTCGTTTTTCAAAGAACAAGTATAGAGTATTACAATGACTCTTTCCGTTGCTGACATGTATAGTCTTCGGGAGTGCACGCGAATTATTCTCCCTGCAATCGTGGAGGAGAACATCTCAAAGCTTCGCCGAACTGCAATGGTGTTCAAACCATTTTATAAATCGCAAAGACATACGCCTAGGCCTCGTCCAGTAGATAACTGGCGGGAAAGGTTGCTTGTCGAGTGTGTTCGCAAGGTAAAGGAGCGTGAAGATCCAGAGTACTCTGAAATCTTCGCAATCTTCAACAAGATCACAAAGTCAAGTGTAGAAAAACTATCAAAAGACACAATTACTCTCATTCAAAAACGCGACGAATCATTCCGTCTGCGTGTAAGCACACTATTGTTCGACAAAGCTATTACCAACCACATTTTCGCAAACGTAATGGCTGATTGTGCAGTTATTTTGTCAAGTTCTATTCCAGAGATGGTGGAAGATTTGAATACACAAGTTTCGATGTTCGATACACTTTATAACATGAACGAAACCATTGCTTGTAATCACAATACTCTAATTGAGTGGACGAAGCAGAAGGAGAAGCGACGTGGATATGCCAAGTTTGTAACTGAGTTGAATGTTCGTAATCTAATTAGCGACGATTGTGTTCAGAAGGGATTGGAAGATGTATTGTCGGAGCTATCGGTTCTTCTTCAGCAGGTAAAGAGTCCACAGACGGAAGAAAATATCCACCAATGCGCCGTGTTCTTGTTCGAAACTCTCAAACTCATTCCCTCAACAAATAAAGTGTGCCGAGAACTTATGAAGAAATCAATCTCGGCTATCCTGCAATCGAGGCCACCGACACTGATCATGAAAACAAAGTTCAAGCTGGAAGACGCGTTGAAATTAGTGTCCTAAAAACATATCGGCAAAACAAATGTCTGCTCCAGTAATACCATCCGCGAGCGTTCTACTCCGGGCGGCGCAGGTTGCAGTCGAACAGGACAAGCCTATTTATCTGGATTACTACGGAGATAGTGTTTCAAAGAAGTGCTGTATCGGAGTCAACGACCAGGAAAAGTATCTTGTAAAGTCCGAGAGTGAGTATACGTCGACAATTCAGAGCGTTTTTAAGTGTGAAACGTGCTATATTGTGATGACGGAGAACTCACTTTACATTGTGTCAGCTGACGTTCCAATCAAGAAAATTGTTGCGCCACCTACAGAGTAAATAAATATATAAGTAATGGACCTAGTTTTTCCACCTCCACACTACATCCTATTTGAGCCTTTGAATGACACAAATATGTTGAAGATATGGTCGGAATACAAGCAAAAAAATAAAGATTGCGAATATGAAGTATTTGATGCTTCAATGAATCATTCAGTTGAAACATTTGCTCCCTGGATTGAATCGTGGATGAGTCGAATGCCGTCTAAGAAAACACGCTTTAGAGTTCTTTTGATTCTTCATGCTGAATTTTTGACTTTTTCTTGTCAGCAAGTGCTTCGTCGTCTGCTTGAACAGCGATCGTTTCGATGCAGAGTGTGGTTCCACATAGAAGACCCTACCGGACTTCAAGCTGCCATTCAGAGTCGATGCATCATAAAACGAATTCCAACCTATCTTCACGCTGTCAAATATAAAACACTATGAAGCTCGAAGTTTATACGGACGGCGGTTGCACACATAATGGAAAACAGAATGCACGAGCGTCTTACGGGTACTATTTTCCCGAACACAAAGAGCTATCATTTGCATCTAGAGTTCCAGACGACCAACCGCAAACAAACAATCGAGGAGAATTATTGGGTATTTTAGAGGGTATCAAGAAAGCGCAGGCATCGTTTCCTGCAGCCGATGTGAATCTTCATGTATTTACTGATTCAGAATACTCCAAAAATTGTATAACCAAATGGCTTCCAGGATGGATTGCAAAGGGCTGGAAGACATCATCGGGAACTGCAGTGTTGAATCGCGATCTAATTGAGGATATTTCGGGACGACTTCTTTGCTTTGAATCGCACACGTTTACATATGTTCGCGCTCATACCGGTGGCGATGACGAAATGAGTAAAAATAATCATATAGTCGACAGAATGGTTTCAAAAGTGTTGAATCCTGAAGAAGCGGTTCCTGTTGCTAAAGTTGAAGTGAACGGTCCTCTTCAGATAATGGGTCCGCCAGTCTCAGAAACTCAGCTTTATAACTGGTGTATTGCAAATTTGAAGGAGCTGGATCCTGTTATACTGCGCACTTCTATAATTTCTGCCTATACTAAGTCTATGAAGAAAAACGGATACGAAGTCACAAAACAGAAGCTACATAGAACGAACGAATATCGATTGATCGCTGGTAATCATTTAACCACGACACACACGGATTAATATAAAATGAGTGTAACGGCATATCATTTCTGGTCGCCTACTTGTGCTCCGTGTAAGGTAATTAAGCCTGCAATCGAAGATTTGAAGGAAGAGTTTTCAAATATTCGCTGGGTTTCTGTTAATACTCATAGCGATCCTGAGAATTATGCCGGACAGTTTAATGTGACCAGTGTTCCTACTATTGTGGTAGTTTCGCCAACTTCTACGGAGAGACACTCAGGAACAACTATGATGGGGTATTATCGTATTATTAGAAAGTCACTTTCTAGCGTGTAGGCGCAGGAACTACATTGCTGTGCGTCTTAGATTCTAGTTCTTTCTTTCGCTCGGTTAATCGTTTCAGAGTTTCATTGCTATTAGGGTCAGTGATACCAACACTGCGAAGATATTCTAAGTCTTTGTTAACCTGGGTTAACTCGGTCTGCTCTGGGGTTACGACGGGTGCTGCGATAACATTACTGCCGGGATTCACTGAAGTTGCCTTATTGCGATTTCCGGTATAAGGGAGTAATTCGGGGCTAGATGCTGAAGTTGATATCCAACCGGATAGTCCCAGAGAAAATCCAAACAGCGCGGCAAGTCCATCGTTATAGAGAGAGCTAGTGAACAGATACGTTCCAGGCGGCGAGGCCTTGGTACATAATACCTGTGCAAGCAGTATCAGAATTGACGACACTACGGCCGAAACATTTTTCATTGGGTTCTCCTTGGCGTTCTGAACAGTGTAGTCGTATGTGTAGTATGTCAGGATTGCAGCACTCGACACTACGAACATAGGTAAGAACTTGCCGAAGACAAACGCCGAAATCATACAAGTTATTAATGAACTTGCGCCTATTGTTGAAGGAATTAGGTAAGCATAATCAAGTGTCATTAATGACATCACAAAGCCCCACGCTAGTAGTGCATATGGGATCATACTGATAATCCAACGCAGTGTTGTCCACAGACCTCCCTGTAGAATAGCGAATGCACCGCCTCCCCCAAACAGCAATGCTATAATCATGACTGCAAAGAACAAAAAACTGCTGTACACTGCAGCATATGCTTTACTAAGTGCCATTCTTTATCATTCAAATAAGATTATAAAATATAATACTAAATGAGTGCTCCGGAAGGAACAAGTATTATTCCATCAACTAGCCCAGCTGCAATCAAAGAGGGCCCGATTCCAGCACCTTCTACCGCGATGCCTGTTATAATTCCTCCTGCACCGAAAGGGAATAATTCGCCGCCTCCTAGTACTTCTCAGACACCCCCGACAAAAAAAGAAGGAATGTCCTTCCAGGATTTAATTGTTTCAATTTTTTATTTGGTTTTTACAGGTTATGCGATATACTATGGCTGGATACTAGGTCAAAGACATGGTCGTGAATATTTAATGTATGTGCAGACATTTGGGCCATGGCTACGCAGTTGGTTTGTTCGAGATCAAGTATAAGTCCTGCGATCACGGTAATCCCACTCTTCTGTCTTCCAAACACTATCGTCGTGTTTATCATCCTTAGCAGCTTCTTCTGCCTCTAACCTAGCTTCCTTTTCCATCTTCTCTTCTAGTGTCAGCTCAGGCCTTAGCTTCTTGTGGCTGACATCTTTCCAATCGTCCTTTGGTAGTGCCTCTGGTTCTTCGTAAGAATCATAGACAAACCCATCATATGCCTGTCGTTCTTCACGATAAACAAAGTGAGAGCGCTTCTCGAGATTCTGGCGCTGAATCCTGGACTGTTCGCTGAGTTCATTCATCTCTCGCTGTTGCTTTTCCTCGTCGGCCTTTTCGTTCCACTCGCGCGCAAGCAATGCAAACGACTTGGGTCTAGTCCATGTCCCTGCATTAGTGCGAACTGGCGCCGATCCGCTCAATGCAGGAAAGCTTTCGGGCTTTAGATTAATCTCCTCGGCCTTAGTGATGCGATTACGCAGGTGCGGAGGAACATACTGAGACGCCATTCTGTGTTGTAATCATATCCATACAAAAAGTAAATTCGTTTTCCCGAAAAACGAACTTACAACCTCACAGATGTGAATTGTATAAGAATGTCGTATGCCTTGTCTATTGCGTTGAATGGCGCCATTACGGAGTTCCAGATCCCAGCAAAGACTAAAGATGTTCTCGAGTGGATACGAAAGAAGTACAAGAACAATTCAATTCAGTTTCAAGGTAAACTCCAAGATCCAACCAAGGACACGCGTATGCTAAATATCTTTGCTTCCTCTTCTGAAGATGAAGATAATGTAAATTCTCACATGCTACCTGCACCTTTTGACGAGGAAGTATACAGCAGTCAAATCTTGATTCTAGTTACCGAAAATGACGACGATGACTCATACATTCCTGCAATATCGTCATATAGTTCAATTAGAACACATGAGTACGAAAAACTATACCAAGAATGGACGTTTGCAGTTGATGAGGATGATAACGATGCTGTCGATAACGAAGAAGAGGAAGATGCGCCAGTGGAGGAGGAAGTTGTATTCGAAGAGGCAGAGGAAGATATTCCCGTTCAACGATCAGCGCCGGTTCGAGCTGTAAAGCAAGTTCAACAACGCGATGTGTTTATTGATTGCGCGATTCGTGAGAAGGTGGTTGATAACTTTGCGTTGTTGTTCAAGTCTCGTGAAATGGCAACCGACTTTGAACTGAGTATTCTCAAACATGTAGTTGAACTAGCGAAAAAGGATAGTTATGAAGTTGACTGGTCTAACAGGACATTTTGGAATATGTATCGCAATCGTGCGGTTTCTCTCTATGAGAACTTGAAGGGTTCGGACAGTTACGTTAAGAATAATCAACACATTCTAGATAAAATTAATTCTGGTGAGCTCAATCTTAATAATGTTGCAGAAATGTCTCCGATTGATTTGTGTCCTTCGCGCTGGAAAGAATCGATTGAGAAAATTATTGAATCCGAAAAGAAGCTTTATTCGACCCAGAAGAATGCGTCTATCTTTATGTGGTGCTCGGGCTGTAAGCGGAAGACTAAATGCGATTACTACCAGCTTCAGACACGATCTGCAGACGAACCCATGACAACCTTCGTTAATTGTTTGGAGTGTGGCAAGAAATGGAAATTTTAGTGACTAGATATAATGGTTTGGATTGCAGAGAGCCCTTTGAATAATGCAGATGACAAAAAGCTTTTTAAGTATCTTAAGGTTCGCATGGGCGAGCGTAATGCCAATAAGATAGTTAAGGTCCTAAGCCTTTATAAATACATCAAGTCTCAGCGGATTCGTTCTCAAAAAGATATAGAAACGATTGCCTATTATGACGCAAAGAAGACCCGGCCCGTGTTCAATCGCAAGACAGCGAAGTCTGTTTTTTCGTTGATGAAGCAGTCGGGGGGAGCTGGCGACGAGGCTTTAGTTCTGGATCGCGCGATCCGAGGTATGATTACATTTATTCAAGGATTTCTGCCTAGTCCAATAACTACTGCAGCAGACAGCGCCTACTACTACATCACGATTCTGAAACGAGTTCAAGAGATGCCTGGTGTTGGTGAGTTTGTCGATATAGCCAAAGAAGCAGTACTTCAAGCCACTAAAACGTTGATTGTAGGTGCGAACGATGTTGCTACGGATATAGGCGGACCTGCAGGTGCAGTTGCAGTGGCTCTTCCCGCTGCAATCGCTGTCGCGTTTGTTGCCATAACTCATCTGCTAGAAGACGAGTTGGGCGAAGCTTTCTTAGTGGTATTTCTTGCTATTCCGTTTATTGGACCAACTTTATACAAGGCAGCCGGATCTTTGGGCAAATTTGGTCGTAAAATATTCGAACACAAAGACACTATCGTTGGCACAACTGGAATGTTTTTGGGAGATGGTGTTGCTGAAACAGTTGAAGATTTCATTCCAAATATGGATGCACGAAAGGAACCGGCTCCGGTTTCACCTCCGGTTGAAGCTCCAGCAACTACGGGTGCAAAACGATTTTCAACGAGACGACGTAGAGTCCATAAATGGAGACGAACGAGATCCGCGAAACGATAAAGACTTGGATTGGGTTTGACGACGAAGAGCGTCGTCTTCGTGGTGAAATTAAGAAACTTAATGAACAGAAGGTCCGACTTTCCAAGAAAATTCTAGAATTTATGCGTACTAATGAAGTAGATAAGTTTTCTCTGGAAGGAACTGGAGCAGGAACTTTGACGCGTTCTGTTCGCACAACTAAGCCTCCAGTGAAGCGTGCTAATATTCGAAAGCAGTTGT